CTTCAGTGAATTTACCACTTTTACGGTAAACATTTGCGATAATTGTATAAGCTGCCAATATAAAATCAGCAATCATACGTTTATCAAATTTACCATAATCACCAGCAATAATTCTATCTTCTCCATGAACAGTTAAGTATTTATAAATACAAGTCCACTCCATAGATTGACATACAGTGCCGGGTCCTGCTTCAAATATATATTTATTTGTCTGCAGTAATTTGATGAATGGTAATAGTCGCGAACGAACTATTAAACTCCAATCAATAGGTGCTCCAGTAAAAACTCGAGTCTTCTCTTTTGCAATTTTTGCAAAAGCAGTAGGTTCATCTTTAAGTGTTCCTACAAATACTGGAAATGCACGTTTTCCCTCAGAATACAATTGTGCAATCTTATCATATCGAGACCAAACTTCAGGTTGAAAATCTACACCATCAAGATTGTCACCCTGAGGACTAGCAATCATAAATTTCTTTTTTGTAGTGCACCAAGGAAAACCCATAGAAGTATTTTTATTGACTGAATCAATAAATTTTACTCCAGGTATTCCATTAACAGATGCATATTTACTCAGAAAACACATTTCATTTTCCCAATTTTTGGGTAAAAGAGATGTAATATCATCAGTAAAAGATTTTACGCATGCATTTAATATAGATCGATCATATGTAGCATTTGGTTTAATCATTTCAACTATATTATTTTTCCATGGATTCCAACCAGACATAACTGGTGGTCCATGCTCAACTTTACATTGAAAATGATCACACATTTCTTCTGATAAAACAGTAGCACATACATTACTTTTTGGCATAGTTCTATTCATTACTAAAGATCCATAAATATTCAATGATCCTTCTGGTAAATAGCGAAACATAGATCTATGATGTGGTAATGTTAATTTATTACACTTGGCTTCAAGATCTAACATAGGTTGTCCACATCCTTGAATTTCCATTAAAGGTGTAAATAAAGCATCATGTTTTGTTATCAAAGATAAAATTTCACTTTGAACAACACCCATAATACCATTTATGTTATCACGACCCAAAGTATGAAGACCAAAAATAATTGGACCTCTAGGTGAAGGATTAAATGTTAACGAACCACAATCGCCATTGACTGTATTTCTTTCAGTCGTACCTATAAAACAAGTACGCTTAATACCCAATTCTGCAACAGCAAAATTAAGAGCACGTTCAGGTTTATAAACATTTTGAATTTCCAATAAGCCATTTTCTTCTCTACGAATAGAAATACATAACGACATAGGAATATTTAAATGTGTAGCCCAATGTTTAAGTATATCTTTCCGCGGAGGCAAAGTGCGAGTTTCAAATAAACATAATTCATGTTCAGGTGCTCTAATAATATCACTTTCTTTAAAAGTTATTTTAACGTTAGAATTTAAACCTTGAATTGTAGATGATGAAATAATTTCAACTATATATTCACTACAACCATTCACAAAAGCATGATTATTAGTCAAAATATAATGACTACGAACATAAATTCCACATAAAGATCTAACTCTTGCAGTTCCTACATCATCTTTATAATGAATTAGTAAACGTACAACATTTTTAGAGAAACGTTCAGTTAAATCTTCTTTAGTATAATTACACATACTTGCACTAGGTACTGGTACATCAAAAGTAGTTAACTCAATTGTAGGATTATACCAAACATTGCGAGTATCTTCTTTTTTAAATTGTAATTCAGCATTAGAATAAGTATTAACTTGTGATTCCATAATATCTTCATTAGATTTATTTTTATTTGTCTTTTTAGTATACAAATATATACCTACAACTGAACATACTATTGATAGAAAACCTACAATATATTTAGTTTTAAGATTATTATAAATTTGTGAATTTATACGACCAATAG